TCATCGCCCTAACCTCCAACACGTCCACCGCCACGGTGCCACCGCCGGAAGCCGCCGCCGCCACGTTGGCGGAGGTGCGGCCGTCCGCGCCCACCGGGACAAACGAAATTTCCCCGAGCCGTGCCCGCTGGACGATATAGACGGGCCCGCTCCACTCCCTGCCGTTGGCGTCCCCTTTGGAGCCCTCCGGCACAAACACTACTTTTTCCGGCGCGGCGCCGATAGACGCCTGCCACGGGAAGCCGTTGCGCGCGGCCTCCACCACCTCCCGGGCGGCCTCCGTCGTGGCGGATACCACGCCGCGGAGCTTGAGCTTGCCCGCCTCCACGGAAAGCTCCGTGGTGTGCCCCACAATAAGCCGCGGGTCATGTCCAAGCAGAATCGGCCGGCTCTTGCCGTTGCCGGCGTCCAGCCCGTCCAGCGCCACCACCACCGGATAGCCCCAACCCACGCTAATAGCGGCGCCGGTGTACGCCACCATGCGGAAGGTTGCGAGGGCCGGCTTGCCGCCGTCCGCCGCAGCCGCAAGGGCGCCGGGGGCGCCGGGGGCGCCGGCCTCCGCGCCCTGCGGGGAAAGCTCGAACGTGGCAGCTTCCGCGCCCGCGTCGAGCGCGGCGCAAAGCCGGAAATTGTCGGGAACACGAAGCGTCACAACCCACCCCCGCGGCCTACGCCGCCGCATCCTCTGCGTCCCGGCCCGCGCCCGCGGAGGCCGTCGTCTTCGCCGCAGCCCCGGGCATCGGGAGCCCCAATTCCCGCAGCGTCCGGGCTTCCTTCGCCCTCTGCCGCGTTTCGGCCTCCCAATCCTTGCCTTGCCGCCCGAATTCGTAGGCAAGCGTTGTGGTGCCGGAAGCGAGCCGCGTAGCTTGAGCGTTCGCCTCTTTCTCGGGGTCAACGTGTTCTGTGCCGTCCCACGCCCAACCGCGCGGCGCCTTCAACACGGCCGGCGCGAGATTCCACGCCGAAACAAGCTCCCGAAGCCAATCCCCCGCAATCCTGCGGAGGTGGGCCGTCTCCAATTCGTTTTGATCCACCCGAATCATGCGGTAGTATCCCTGCCAGTCGAGCCGGCCGGAGGCGTAATTATAGCCGCTCGAATCGCCCGCGGCCACGTTGAAAGGCACGTCAAGCACGCGCGCGATTTCCCGCAGAATTTCGCGCTTGAAATCGGGGTACATCGTGCCCGGATGCGCCGCGGAAATCTGCCCGATTTTCCACCCGGCCGGAAGCGTCAATAGCGTGTTGCGTTCAAGCTCCACCGCTTCAAGCGGCGCAATTACTTGCGCCTCCCCGTTGACGGGGTTATCCGTGTATACCACGCCCGCGAAATCGGCCGCGGCCTCCGCCGCGTTGATGGTCGCCAACGTGTACCGCCGAAGGTCCGCAAACAACGGCAGGGCCGCAGAGATTTCGGACACGCCGCGGTGTTGCCCGGGGCGGTCCTGCCGGAACATATGAAGCACCGCGGAAGCCGCCACCGTTTCGAAGTCGCCGGGAGCGAAGCCGGCCATAAGGCCGCCGGCCTTGCGTATGCTGTACGCCGTGGGGTTGCCCCATTCGTCAAATTCGATTCCGTCAACGTGTGTGGGGTCATTCAGAAACGCGGTGCCGGCGGGGTCCGTCACGCGGTCCGCCTCCACAAGCCGCATGTCCAGCCACACCGGGGAGGCGCCCGCAAGTTTTGGGTTGCTCCCCAATACCGCGAACACCTCACCATCGCGGGCTTGAGTAATGCGAGCGGTGCGGAGCTTCGCCGCCAAGCCCACGGCCGCGCTCCACTCTACCCACGCGCGTTCAATCTTGGCGTCAAGCGCGCGGTCCCCGGTATCCATCGTGAGGCGTGGGCCGGTGCCGATGATATCCCGCGCGAGGGTCCGCAGGATGCCCAAGCAATACGTATTATTTGCCGATTCGTACCGCGCCCGGCGCCGGATGATATCCCGTACCGCGGGATTCGCCGCGTCATCGGCGGAGAGCCCATCGGCCGGCGCCCAATGCCTGCGGGAATTCGGCGAATCTTGGGCCGCGTCGTATGATGCCCGCACCCCGAAGCCCCGGCGGATGTTCGCCGGGCGGGAGCCCCCGAGCGGGTCCCCACCGCCCCGCAGGGCCGCGAGGGAGAGCGGAGTCTGCGGGCGCCTGCGGGCGCCGCCGGAGGCCGCGAGGGCCGCCCCTGCGGGGGAGGCCGCCGAAACGCGGCCGGCCGCCCCTGCGGGGGAGGCCGTGGTGGGGTATCGCCTGCGGGCTTGGACGGTGGCGGCCTGCATCACACGGCCCCCGGAGGTGAGGCGCGGCGCATCCGGAGCCCCGCGAGGGGGTCCGCGGCGTCCGCGGCCGTGGCGCGCCGGAGATAGGCGTCCGCCTTGCAGAGCTTGTCAATGTCCGGCGCCTCCACTTCGGAGCCGTCCACCTTGACGCGGGCGGGGCCCGCGGCAACCTCTGCGATTCTATCCGTAAGGTCCGGCACGTGGCGCCCCTCCGGTGTTGGAGCGCCGGGGGGCCGGGGCGTAGGGGAGGGGTCCGCCCACGGCGGCCCTCCCGGCACTCTGCAAGCGTCATACCATCCACGGGCCGGGTTGTCAATAAAATTTCCGGGGCCCCCGGCGCGGGGCTACGGAAACTTCGATAGATGGACCTCGCAGGGGCCTGCGGCAAAAAAAAAGCGGCCCCGCCCGGAACGCCCGAACGGAGCCGCAGAACAGCGACGCGAGGGGGCGGCCGTTGCCCCCAATGCCTAACCATAGCTTGAGGGCGTGCGCCGCGGGCGCGGTGCCGCAGGCCGCACCCCGAAAGCCCGGGCCGTGCGGTCCTGCGGCGGAAGAGCTCCGCCCCCATCGTCTGCGGCAACGGCCGCCGCGGGCGCGGGAACGTAGAGCCGGAAAACGTAATGGAACGAAAGCGGGAACACCGCCAAGCCCTCCAAAATACCCCCGGGGGCAAACCCACCCCGGGGGCTCCGGCGCCGCACACCTCCCGGCTCCGGCCGCGAGCCGCGCACCCGGCCCACTTCGCCCTGTTCCTTTCGCCGCGGCGGCCGTGTGCGATTCCGCCGCGCTCCCCGAGGGCGCCCGGGGTTTTAGTCTTGAACCCCCGGGGGAGTTACCCCCGGGGCGCGGGCGCGGGCGCCAAGCCGTCCGCCTTCACGCGCGCGGCATACGCCTCCGCGAACGGCCCCCGCATCCGCGCCACGGTGTCCGGCTTGGCGGAGGTGCCGCGCACGATAGGCCGCCAGAATGGAGCGCCGCTCCGCAGCATTTCCGAAGCCACCACGCGCCACCCGCCGGCCCGCGAAAGATCGCCCATGAACGCCGGATGCCGCCGCAGGAATTCCCGGGCCGCCGCACACAAGGCCGCGGTGTTGTGGTGGGCACTCCCCGCTATGTCCTGCACCACGCGGCCCGCGCGCGTCACGGCCTCCGCGCACCGTTGGGCGGCCTGCCATGCGTTCGTGCATCCCGCCGGCCGGGCGGAGCAGTCAAGGGCCGCGTCCGCGCAATATCCGCAGGCGCCACCCGCTCCCATTTCAATTTGCGATTCCGTCCGGTCCATCCCGCACCACTCACACCACGCAAGCCCCTTGTCCCCGTTCGCCACGTCTCACACCTCCACCGTAAAGGCCGTGTTTTCGGAGCCGTCGAATCCAGAGGATTCGAGCGCGGCCACAATAGCCGGATGCGGGACGCGCGGTATAAAACGCACGCCTACTCCGTCGGCGTCGGGCCGTTCTACCGTAGCGGGGTCTACCCCGACGGTGTTTCGGATGGTACGCCACCGCGTGCCGTGCGTTCCTCCGGCCTTGGCGCCGCCGAGAAAAACAAGCGCGGCCATATTGCCCGCCGCCACCACCCGCTCCGCCGGCGTCAACCGGTTTACCGTTTTCCACGGGTCGCGTCCATATCCGTTTTGCACCGCACCAGCACTCACCACTACAAGGATTGAACGTCCCATGTTCTGCACCTCCGAAGGGTTGGCTTCATTGCCAACGTCTACATATTACCCCATCCCGGGGCCGTTGTCAACCGAATTTCGTAATTTATTTTTTTTTTCGGAGCCCCCGCGCCCCGCACGCCGGCCCCGCCCGGGGGCCCTACCCCTCCACCTCCCGCGTGGTGATTCGCCGCCCGCAATTCCGGCACGCCCGGCGCCGCATCACGCCTTCAACGGGACCGCCGGGAGCGCGGCGCCACGCCCGGGCGTACACTACCACGAAATGCCGGCAACCGCACGCCCGGCACTCCCACGCTCCGCCCTCTGCGGCCGGACGCGGCACGCGTCACCTCCCACGCCGCGCGCGTTGCAGGGATGCGAGCGAGAGCACGCCCGGCCCCGCCCCCGGCCCTGCGGGAGCCGGGGCCCGCGCCGGCTCCGTCCGTCCGCGGCCGCCGGGTTTCGCCTCCGGCCGCGCCGTCGAGCCGCCCCGAGGGGCCCCCGGCCGGGCTTGCATCGCCGCGAGGGATAGGGCCTCCGGCTCCCGGGCCGCCCGCACTCCGGCGTCCGTGGAGCCGGGCACCCGGAGGCCGCGAAAGGATGCCCCGACGGCGCACCCGACAAGCGTATCCAAGAGGTGATTTTCCAGCGTAATTCCGGGCCGGGCCCGCCATTCGTCCACCACGCGGCCGTTGGCCGTGGTGCGCACGGCATACTCCGATGTTACTTGTTCCGCCAAACCCCGCGCCCCCTCCGGCCGGCCCCACACCGTCAACGTCCCGCGGTCCCCGGGCGCCACCATGAAACGGGCGTGGATAAAGGATTTCCAATAGTTCGCGTCAAAGCGGAGGTGCCGGACGCCGCGCCCCCTCTGCGGCGCCGGTACGTACCATTGCCAGCCGATACGGTCGCCACGCTTCCGGCTATATTCCGTCATGGGCCGCGCACCGGGACCGATGAAGACGCCGCGGGAGGCGTACAAATTCGCCGCCCACGGGGAATGTTTCACCACCTCAAATACAACGTCCGGGACATATCCCGCGTCCATCATGCAAAGATCCAACCGCAGAATCGCGCCGTCTTCCCGTTGCCATTGCCGGCCGCAGAGGTCCCCGGTCAATTCGTCCAAGCCCGCCCTAATCGCGCCCTCTTTGTCCGTCCCTTTGTAGCGGAGCCGGAGCGTCTGCCGGACCTTGTGCAATTCGTAGCGGCCTCCACGTTGCGCCGGGAACAAGCCGTAATCCACCACGGCCCCCGTGAAATCATCCCGCCACGCGCACACGGCGTAGGCAAGCGCCGTATCGTGAATGTCCACAAACGCGGTCAAAAGCTCCATCCCTGCGGGCACCACGCCGCGCTCCGCGCCCGTGGCGTGCGCCACCACGTCCGCCACGCCCACGGCCGGCGCGCTTTCGGATTCAAGCCGCACCGGGGAATTTTGAAACTCCGCGGCAAACGCCCCTTCCCCGATGCGGGCCCGCAGATTCATAAGCGACACTAGCGGGCTCGGGTCCCCTTCCTTTTGAAAGCCCGTATCCGCCACCTCCGCGCCCGCCTCCAACGCCTCCGCGTTTTCGGCGTAGAAATCCGCGAGGGCTTCGGGCGCCCCGTCGATATCCTGCACGGCCTCCGCGTAAAGCTCCCCGTACCGCTCCCACAAAGACATATCCGCCGGCCATTTCGTAATAGCAGGCACGCGGGAGCCCTGCCACGCGGGGAATGCCTTGCGGTCAAGCAGGCGGTCCGAAAGATCGCCCGGCCGAATCACGGTGCATGCGCACACCGCGGTAATCCGCTTGTCCATGCCCGCGAGGTTGAGGCAATCCCCGTGGATAATGTCAAGCCGCGTTTGCGTCTGCAAATCCGAGCCCGCGCTTTCGCGCGTCTGTGGATCGTCCAAGCTCAAGAAATCCGGCCGGATAATTTCGCCCGTGGGGAGCGTGGCCGAATGCCCGCGAATCGCCCCCGTGATTCCTGCGGCATAGACGCGGGAGCCGGCCGTGTTGACGCGGGCGCCCGCCGCGGGGCTCCGCTCGGGGAGCTTGGGGTACGCCTCCGGCGGGAGCGTGGGGAAAACGATCTCGGACGCGCTCCACGAAATGAGCGTCCGCTCCCCGTTGAAGATTTGCCCTATCGCCCGCTTGGCGTTTCCTTCCAAACGCCGGAGCGGATACGTCACGTATCGGAAGGGGCGCCGTAGCGTTTCGTTGAAGCACAATTCCATCCGCAGGCGTTCGATTGTTTCCCCGGACATTGCATCCGTGGCGCCCACGTTGACGGCAAAGCGCCGGTGCCCGTAGAGCAGGGCCCACAAAAGCGCGCGCTCGGATATCGTCGTCTTACCCCCGCCACGCCAGAGGGCCCACGCGAATTGCCCGCCCTCCAACACCGCGCGCTCCAAGATCGCGATAGCGTCCTCTTGGGCTTGGCAGAATGGGCGGTAAAACGCCCGCGGAAAAAAGCTCCGCAGGAACAGCCGCAGGCGGAAGGCACACCGCCCCCAGAGCGCCACCTCCCGCGAATCCGGCGCTTCCGCGTCGTACCCCGCCGCGATATCGCGCGCGGCCGCGGATATGGCGTTCGCCTTTTCCGTGTCGAATTTGAGCTTTTCCGTGTAGCTATTCCGTACCACGGCGGCCTCCCTCCCCCGAGCCGGCGCCCTTCCTGCGGGGCTCGGGTCCCGCCCCCGGCGCCGCACGCCACGGCCGCCCGAGGTGGGCGGCCTGCAGCCGCTCTACCGCCGACGCCGCCGGGAGGCGTTCGAGCCCGCCCGCCCGCGCGGCCCGCGCGGCCCGCTTGCCCGGCTTCTGCGGTAGCGGGGCCGGGCGCGCGGGGGGCGGGGCCGCCGGAACGCGGGAAGAGGGGCCGCCCGCGCCCCGGGCGTGCCCCGAAGGGCCGTGGCGTTGCACGGCTTCTGCGGTAGCGACCTCCCGCCCCCGGCCGGCCTTGCCCAGCTTCCGCCGCTGCACCGTCAGGGCGTTTCGGGAGCCCTCCCGGGCCGCCTCCGCCCACCACTCCACCCGCCGGGCGTGGCAGAGGGAGCACAAGCCGGAGGTGTTGCCGGACCGTAGCACCGTGGTGCAGCCCTCCCCCCGGCACCGCCGCTCCACCCCCTTCCGGCGCCGCACTTCCGCCGCACCGCCCGCCTGCCCCTCCCGCCGCGTCTGCCGACTCGGGAGCGGCTCCACGACAAATCCCGTAGCAAATCCACGGCGGCTCGGGAGCTTATGGCCGATTCCCACCACACACCTCCACGCGCCCGGGGGCGCTCCCACGTGTTGCGTTCAAAAAGCGTACCAGCCGGGGAACGATTTTAGAAATTTTTTTGCC